GGACACTTTGAAGGCCCCCATGATTGTTTATCAAATTATATCTTAGTATAACCTATCTGGGAAAGATTGGCAATCACCAATTCTTTGCCATCGTGAAGTTGGCATGAGAAAATGTCTCACGATCCACTACCTTGAATGATCCAAACTCATTGTAAATGACATAACCTTCATGGAAGGATTGCTCCTCACCAATATAACATTCAATGTCATCCTCCTCATGAATGAACAGGAATAAATCATCCTTGATAGACTTCACCAACTTCCACAAACGGATCAGATTCTTGTCACAATCACATTTTTCTGCAATTTCATCCTCATCAATGACCTTTTGCTCACGGATGCAAGCATTTAACTCTTTTTTGATTTGTGATGCTTTCTTGTCACTCACAAACTCACACAGAGTGCTCATTTGCTTGGCAAACTTACACACACTCTCCAGATCCTCACGATAAGGGTTCAGAGACACGTTAGGTTGCACAAATAGAACGTGCTTGGTGCTCACAAACTTGCTGGTGATAGGGTGTGCTGCCATCTCAGGCAGTTTATCACCAGTGTAGTATGTGTGAGGGCAAATGATAATGTCCTGACGTACAGGAGCAGGAAACTTATAGGTGATGGTGTTAGGTTTGAATGTATCTAACCCAGTTCCGAAACCAATCCAATCACCCTGATACACTTGTTGAGTGCGAGGCAGAAAATCTAGGCAATAGATGAGAATTTGTGCCACATTTGGTTGATGACCAAAGTGAGTAAAAATGTCATCTTGGTTATAGCAGAGACGAACTTTTTGCTTGTTAAATGCTGCTTTTGTGCAAACAAAAAACTTACCATTCTCAGGATTTGTACCCCAAACAAGTGCAGGAGCACCATCCATCTTGACACTGATGGTAGAATCCGCAGAGAACCAATCAAGCACCGAAAGATCACCATTCAGGATAGAATCTTCGGGATGTTCCAGATGTTTGTTTTGCATTGGTTGCTTGTTCATACTATAGGGACACTTTGAAGGCCCCCATGTTTCATTTACAATAAAAAAGACACCCTTGCGGATGTCTTAAAAGATTATCAAAGTGCTACACGACGAGCAGACAGTTGTTGATACTTTTCAGTAAGATAATCAACAGTTTGCTTCACATAAGGAGCAACAGTTTGAGAGAACCTACTCACATCTTCACGAAGTTTAGCAACTTCATACTGATGAATTTGCCAGCGAATCTTGATGTCTTGGAAGTATTGATCCCGAGTAATCAGTACCTGAGGGACGGACACATTCGGAACAACAACATCAGAGGTTTGCTTGCGATTGCGAGGCATGAAGACCTTGTGAACTACACCATAAGGACACTTTCAAGGCCCCCATGTTTACATCACCAAGTTACATATTTGTGCTTGAGTTCAGACTCTTTCTTCTTGCCAGTTGATTGAAGAACTAAATCTCTCAGTCTTCTCTCACCTTTCTTAGTAATCCTAGACCTTTCTGCTCTACTCATGCCTACAGTAGGTCTCTTAGGTTGATCGGCAGGTCTTTTATCTACTGCTGCTGGTTTCTTTGCAGTTAGTTTTCTTGCTTGTGAGGATAAATCCTTTGCTTTTGGTTTCTCTGCTGCAGGAGCTGCTCCACCTTTCTTTGCCGCAATTCTTGCGAGTGCTGCTTTCTTTCTCTCTGCTTTTGCTGCTGCTAGTTGTGCTTCTCTTGCACTTCCACGTTCTTGTGTTGGTGCAGCAGTTTGCGAACCTCTTTGTTGACCAATATCTTTGCGTGGTTTGTATGATGTTGGTTGTCTTGTTTCACCTTTTTTTGCTTGCTTCATTCTGCGCATTTCAGGTGCAGTTTTCTTGCGTTCTGCGCCAACTCTACCACCTGCTCCAGTGGTTCTGACTGATGCTGAACGCATCAAATCTGCATCATATGCTTCGGAAACAAATTGGTGAAAGGTCTTCATCTGTGTTGTTTTTTAGTTATTTAGTCAATAACATTCTTATCATTGCATAAAAAAGAGGGTTTTGCAACCCTCTATGTGCCACTATCTCAACTGGCATCTTTACCAAATTGTTTTACCCTCTCTCTACGCAGTTTGAGGATATTATCGTAAGTTTTTTGTTGACCTTCAGTAAAGATAAAGTCTTGTTTCCTCCAAATTTCACGCAGTTCTTGGAGTTGATTCATAATTTCGTGAGATTTCATTGTCAGTCGTTAATTGAAGTGACGTGGACTACTTTTGCTTTTGGATTTCGTGCAAGAGCAGTTTCTTTTGCTTCTTGATAATCACGGGCATACACTTCTTCATAGAATGTTTTGCCTGCAACATAGAGTTGAACTTTACACTTCATAATTTGGATTGGTCTTACAATATAGATGCAATTTCAAGGCCCCCATTGTTTTTCATCTCTAGGTCTCATGACTTTGAAATAATATGTCATAATCAGGGAGATAAATGCAACGAGCATTAGATAGATGAAAATGGCAAGTCCCAAACTCATTTGATTTCAATACTTGGTGAATGTTTAAGGTTTTCTATTGCTTGATGACGATAGTATGCTTTATACATTGCATCGTCACGTTTGATGAGGAATGCGTTCCACCCAAGAATAGCAACGAAAGCAAGAAAAATGTAACTGATTTGTTTAGAAGTCATACTGGAAGAAGCATCTTAATTATAATATTACTCTTAGGAAGTCTAAGAATAACATAGTTTTGAAGTGTGCTCATTGTGATAGTTTTTCAACTTCATTTAGCAGAGATTCAATTTGTTCTTCTGTCTGATAACCTATAATATCACTTGCAACAGGTGTATCATAGCACAATTCATAATCACCATCAACACCTTTAAGCACTGCTGCTTCATACAATCCATCCTCATATCCATAAGAATGGGTATGCTTTACCACAGACAATCCGTAACCATTTGAAAAGAAACGGATTGCCTGAACACCATCAGCAAAAATATGTCTTTGGAAGTCAAGTTCTGCAAATTTCATACTGCAAGTGCTCCAGAGGGGATTTCAACAACTTCGGGGAGTTTGCTATCATCAAACTGGTGCATATTATAGCACACCCACTCACCATTACGGAAGACATAGGCAAACTCTTCACTGTTCTTGGGAAGAAGATACTCACAGAGGTCAGAATCAAGACGAGGAGGGCAATCTTCACCACGTTGAGAATAGTATTGAGGACCGTATTCTTGAACTTTATATCCAGTGGTGGGATCAATACTAAACCTATCTTCAGTCCAGCAAGAACTCATATCACCACCATCAATTAGTTCGGCAGCAAGTTCTTTGCTATTGTAGTGAGTCTTCAGGATGCGACCCAACCAAGATTCATAACCATCCCAGTGATGGTAGGCAGAGAGAATAGAACCGTCAGGAAGTTCAAGACCAATTCGTGCTCGGGTGCTCATAATCAGAAATCGTATTCGTTATTCAGAAGGGTATCAAAAGATTGGTCATCATATTGCTCATCAAACTCCTTAAACTCAGGGAGATCAAAGATCTCACCAGGAGCATCTGCAATTTCAGACCAGAGTTCGTCGTACATAATTGAGTTGCTTACACTAAAGAGACAATTTCAAGGCCCCCATGTTTAGCATACTGGGGCATCAGGAACGGAGATTAACAAACACTGAGGATACATACACTCAGCAATGTATTGAGCAAGAACTTGAGTTGGTGCAATAATTTCTACTTTAAGATTCTCGATGATTTGATGCCCATCCTCATCAACTCCAGAAGGGTTCTCTACATCAACTAACCAAACCTGACCATTGGTTTTATGATCCTCAAAGGTAATCTTTCTTACTTCAACAGTCATAGTATTTTTCTTGAGTTAAAAGATGAATTTGTTCCTGTAGTTGTAGGATTTCTTTTTGTTGTTCTGTGATTTTTTCTTGTAGTTGTGAGATTCTACCTTGGTATTGTTGTTTTAGGTCAAACACCATTTTATTGGTGTGAGCAACATTCTGTGTCATAATCAGGTCGTAAAGGATTCAACAACGGTAGATTCAATGTCTTCTGCAAGAGCAAACTTCCTTGCGTTGACTACCTCCTGCATAATCAAAGAATCATATTTGTCCAAATAATCATCTCGCCAATTCAAAAGAATGTCGTGAACTTCGTTATCATCCCTACCAGTTACTGCAAGAAGTCCAGAATATTCCGACGCCGGGAAGGGCACCCAGAAATCCACAAGATATAGAAACTTTTGAGTCATTTATCCCATTTGCTTAACATAAACACTATAAGAGATTTTAGTTTCAAAGTCAAGCATCTTGTGCAACTTGAGGAACTGTCCACCTCTTGTGATGTTTTGCCTTTCCGTTTAACACATTTGTTAGAGATTTTCTTTCCAATCCATACTCTCTACAAAACTCTCTTAAAGTTGTAGTTACAACAACTTCATTGCCTTCAGGAGATATTAAATGATATGTTTTTGCAAATAATTCTCTTTTTCTTTTCAACATTTTTTCTTTTGTTTCATTTTTATGTTTTTTATTAAACATACCATTTCTCTCACCAGGAAGACCTTTTCTACTGGTATCCTCACGAAACTTCCTTTCTTGATTATATCGATCAATCTCTTCAATAGTTCTTGGAATAAGTTTATGTCCTCTATGATACAATCTTTTCCCATAAAGAGTTTCGTGAATATGAGCAATATTCAAGTCATTATCTCTACAATATTGAGAAAGATTTTTAATTATTTTTCTTTCTCCATTTGCATTTTCTACAAGATATTCTTTAGAATAATATTCTGGTGGTTGTCCTCCACCAGGAGATAAATTATATCCATTTTCTACAGTTTTATATTCTGAAATCCAATATATCTCTCTATCATTCAATAAACTAATATCACACTCTTCAACTATTCCCCAAATAAACCCATTTCTACCATATTTTTTTAACGCATTATAAAACTTTCCTTTTCGGTATCCTTTATTAGCATCTACAAAATGATTTGCTATTCTATTGTAAAGATATTGTCTTGTTTGCCCAATATATTTCTTTCCAGTAAAAATACAGTGGGCACAGTAAATCTTGCCTTTAGACATAACTGCTTCTTAAATTAGGTGACTTAATATTTATACAAGAAAAGGAGCATTTCTGCCCCTCTCCTACTCTATAGTGTCACCTAATTAGAGCATCATTATTTAGTCGTAATGATTGTCTTTGTCAAACACATTATCGGCAGCAGTTACAATGAAAGACATGCCAATAGTTACAAGTGCTCCAAGAGCAAATCCAGCAATAAAAGTCATACAAACTCTGCAAGATAATAGTCACAAGTCACTTCAAGTCGTGCTGCTTCAGACTCAATGTTTTTCCAAAAATTATCATCTTCTTTTGACCTTTCCATTGCATGTTGAATGAAAAGATCAATACTTTCGTCACTCATTTGGAATTTTCCTTACACATATGAAACAATTTCAAGGCCCCCAAAGGTAATCATTTCTTATCCTCAAGTTCTTTAATCTTCTTCTTCATTGCTTCATATCCTTTCTCATATCCACCACCTTTTCTTACACCACCGTGCTTTCCACCAGGACGACCAAAGGGGTCAGGTTCTTCAGATTTTGCTGCTTCAACAATACTCTGTCTCCAATCTTCACTCATATTCACCATAATCTTATGTGCTGATTCTTGAGTATCAGCATAACCTTCATCAAGAAGGTGTGAAAGAATGATGTCGTAGAGGTCATAATTTTCATTTACACCACTTTTTTTCAATCTATCCAAATGTTTTTTATGTCCTTCTTCATCTCTTGCAATATGTCTATTTGGAACTGTTGGTTTTCTACCACGAACTTGTTGACTAGCATTCCACTTATCTCTCAATAGAAAATTATCCGCACCACTTTTAGCAGCAGTTCTTCTTCCCTTTTCAGTTTTCTTATCTGCAAAGGACTTTGACTTTTGTTGCTTACCTATAACACTAATAGCATTTCTCATATTGCCCACTCTTCTATCACTTCCTACTTTTTCTCCACTTTCTCTTTTAGCATTATTTCTTTCAAGATGCTTTTTTATTTGATTTTGCATCTTTGGTTCATTCATAGGTTTGAATGCTTCATCAAGTTCATAAACCTGACTATATGCTTCTTGAAGATTACGAAGTTCTTGTGCGTCCATCTTACAAATAACTTTTTAGTTATTTATTGTTACTCAAACTCAAGAGTTCTATTTGCTTTTATAATTGGTGGAGTTTGATAGTCTGGAGCAGAAGTTTGAACGAATACTTCAATCTGCGTCTCATCATTCCAGTGCTTTTTAATAGAAGCAACATTTACAATTACACCACCAATAATAAAAAAGTTTGTAATTAAGATTTGCAGTGTTATTGCAAGTCTAATGAAGGCAACTTTATCCGCTGTTTTATCGCAACTTGGGTGCGATTTTTGACCAAGAGCGCAATAAATGTAGTAGAGCAAGGTTTTCTTTTTTTTCATAACACCTCAACAGAAATCCACTCTTTATAGTATTTTAAATTACCTTTTGCCATTTTGTAAAGTGGAGAAAAATCAATACCAAAACTTTTAGCAAATTTTACTATGTTATTTGTGTAGTAGATTTCTCCACTTTTATTCGTTATTTTATATTGTTTTTTACACAAAGATTGTGATAAGGTTTCTCTATATTCTTTAGTAGAAAATACACCAGTTTTCCACATTTCCTTGGTTCTTTGTGAAACTTTTGGTTTTAATTCATCTGGAAATTTTGTTCCCTTTTTAGACTTGGATATTTTTAGTTTAGTTTCATCAGTATGCGATTTTCTATAAAATCCATTTTTTTCTTTTGAGTTATCCGCCCCAGAAGTTCCTTCACCACCATCTGTTAGGTTGCGAAGTATCCCTGTATTATTATTCTTTCTGCCAAAAATAGAAATCATATAGATTTCGTGCCTAAATGCTTCTTCTTCTGTAAGATTTTTCTTTAATATTATTATTTTATCTCTTGATGGAAGATTTATAGTTCTTCTTTTTTGATATGCTCTATAACCTTTACCTTTACCAATATAATAAGGTGTTCTATCTTCGCGCAAATACGCGTATGTATAGTATTCGTTCATTATAGGTCTTGGCGAGACTATATCTATTTATCATATCATAAAGGTGGGACTTACGCAACCACATTTCCGCCAAGACCTACAGTTGCTGCCCACAATACTAACTTACAGACGCCAAAGTGTTTTCTTCTTTTCAATCATTTTACCAGGGCAATCCAGATGCTTCTTTGGGGTTTTTTTGGTTTTCAATATTTTCTAGCAATAAATTTTCCATTTCTTTTCCAACTTTTTCATAAACCCAATTCAAAACAACACTTTCAGTTAAATCTTCATATGGTATGAAGTTTTCGGAATCTGGTTGTCCTAAAGATACTCTTCCATTTGTTTCTGCACTAAACTCACCATCAGTTGCAGAAACTTCATAGAAAGCATTAAACACAAGTCCAGTATCTAATTTTCTTTTAAGTTGAGTAACCTTCCAAGTATATTGAATGGGCATTGTTTTTATGATTTACTTTAAGTATTTAATACAGATTCTCTTGATTTAACATACTTTAACTGACTCCACTGATTACGATAACAAATCACAAGTAATCTTTCATTTGCGTGAATGGGACATGCTTGATAATTGATTTCATCTTTAGGACGAACAACGTACTCAATCGTTATGTATTCATCATCCTTAAAATAAACCCACCCCTCAACACCTTTATTCCATTCAACATAGTCATTGACTTGTGGTTTGTATGTCATAAGATACTTAGTCCCAACTTACATTTTCCACCAAAAATCCTGGCATCACATATGTCCAAGCACCAAGATCCTGATTACCACCAACTTTATACTCCCATTTATATTCAAACTTATTATGACTATCCCAAGTCATATATCCTTTTTCTTTATCAAAACGACCTTTGATTGTTAGACCAAATTTGTTAGAGTAAATGTTACGAGTGCGAAGTGCTCCACTACTCTCACGAGTTTCAACCACAACACAAGTATCCTGATAAGTTTGAATGGCTTTTTCTAAGATACAAGAGGTTTCATAACGAAACGGACGATATGTTTGTTCTGGTGCCGCATAGACAGGAGTAGTAATTAGAATAGAAAAGAGAGCAAATAGTTTTTTCATAAAAATAAATTACTTAATAATGTCCCAATGATCATCTCCTTTTTCTGGTATCCAGAAAAAGTATCTCTTATTGATAGATGCTAAAAAAAGTTTTCCATCTTTTCTTTGTTCAACTTCACAACTATGAAGTGAATCCATCATATTTGCAAATCTATTCTTTGCTTTACTAGATTTTGGTTGAACGCAAATAAACTCTTTTTTAGTCACGGATTTGTCCATATAAAACTATAACAATTTAAAGGCCCCCACATTAACCACCTTTCTCTCTCAAACTGCGCACAAGATACTCAGTAAATTGTTCCATCTTTTCTGGAACAACTGATTGTGGAAGTTCATTGATAGCGTCCTTAAGTGCAGACATTTCTTTCCATTCTTCATCAGACAGTTTATTTTGTTTCCCTGATGAAAGAGTCATAATTTTCTCCCGAATTATGTTCTTATCCTAACATTATTTAAGCAGATTGTTGTAATCCTTAATATTCTCTTCAGGTTGTTGTAACAGTTCTTAACCAAAGAAAGTTCCAAACATTCCTTTATCATCACCATTACCTTTCATTCTCTCTTCAAGTTTATCAAAGAGTTGATCAGTTTTGATGAGAGTATCAATGCGACAGATCATTTCAGAAATCTCACGGGATACGAAAGGTTTCTCCTGTCTTGCAGCAAAAGATAGAGCATTTCTTAGAGATGCTTCTGCTTCTTTTAGACTTTCTTCTACAGATTCACTTAGTGCCATTGTTATGAAAAAAATAAAATTTGAATTAATTTTGTTGCTTCTATTATAGCAAAGAAACTACGAATTGTCATCATATCCCACATTTTTACTTTATAAAAATAGGGAAAAGACAAAAGATTACCAAACAATCTAAAATATATGCCAAGTTGAACACTATTGAACAAAATTACAGCATAACCAACAATAAAAAATGCGTTACCAATAATTCTAAACCAACTTAAAATAGGATACTTAGGATGGATAAACTTATCCATTTACTTTCCTCATTTCAAAACTACCATCTTTACGATCAATCCATTCTACACTATCACCCTCTTTAAGTCCAGCACGATCAAGCAAATCATCAGGGAGATTTACATAACAATCACCACTCAAACCATCAACTTGAACAGGAAGTTGCCACTTTACAACTTTATCTTCTCTTCTTGAATCAAAGACATTATTGAAGACATCATTTTGAGATTGCTCCCACTCCTCTATCACATTATACATCCAAGTTCCTTCAGGAACATATTTTGTTTTTTCATTATTATAATACTCTGCTTCTCTCAAATCATACTCTACATCACTATTACTGACCCAAAAGTCATTCCAAGCACCTTTGCATTCTGGTGATGGATCATCTTTATCACAACTCAAGATTTTATCCACACAGTCATCATATGCTTTAATATGACCGATACCATTACCATTCAAAAGAGCAAGTAGTTCATATGCTTGACCTGCGTGATGTTTGTGATGATAGTATTGTTCTTCTACAACCTTTTTGATTGCATTATAGATTTCTTCTGGTGTTGCTTCACCAGCAGACATTGCATCGTGCAACCAGTTTTCTAGATTTTCAAGTGAATACTTCTTATAGTCCATAATCAATCTTTGGGTTTTGGTTTAGAACAATCGTTACAGTAATAGGAAAATCCTTCACGAAAGTATTTTACAACCTGATAGTGATTTTCGTCAAGTGGTTTTTCCACTCCACATTTATCACAAATCCTGCTCTTTCTTGTAGGACTTTCTTGCTTTTTTAACTCTCTTGAGTTCATCTTTAATGTTTTTATAAGCTGTCTCAGCATCAATCTTTCCTCCCATTTCAAGAGCACAGATAATATCCACTCTTGTACCAAAATGTACTAGTGCAGATTCAAAGGTAGATAGGTCATCATACATCTTCCTGATTCCATTTTTGATGAAGTAAAATATCTATACGAGCATCAACTGCATCAATTGAATTTGAAAGTTCATAAAAGCAATTACTATTCTCTACATTTTCATGTTCAAGTGCTAATATACGATTCTCAAGTTCAACTAATTTATCATAGATATCATTTGTTTCTACAATTGGTTTTTCAGTTGCTGCAAACAACCATTTGACAATTCTTTTAATCATTTTTTCATTTCACGAATTTCACTTTGAACATAAAGCATTTCATCTTG